CCGGCTATAGCCTCCTCCAAGTTCACTCTCCGTGAGGAGAGAACGGTAGTTCGCAAGAACTCCGTGACTTGGGGAAGTATGCCGGGCATGCAGTGCATTATCCGCTAGAGTGAATTTGCGAAAGTTAATTCGCTCACAAGAAAGGAAACAAGACGATGTCCAGTGCCGGTAAACGCGAACGATTTCTACAAGAAATGCGTCCGCAGGGTAAATCTTATACCCTTGCAGAATGGTTAACGGGTAAGGGGGTAAATGCAAATTTAGCCCCTCCCGCGCCTAATGCAAAAACCGTCATTGGGAAACAGTTAACTGTTTCGGAGAGCCACAAGAGGTCCCGTGATGGGGCCTATCGTGCTGGCGGCCCGTTTTTCACGAGCCGTGTGACCGATATTTATAAACCCGGTCACATGCAGGCAGACTATAACCAAGGCCAGAGTAAGCTCTATTCTGGTCCGGTATGTGGAATGCCTGTAACAGAAGCAGAGATGAAATCCCTGGGGTACAAAAACATTTCCCGTTCGTTCGGCTCTGAAAATCAGAGTCAGATGGACGGGGATGGTACCACAGCGATCAGTCAATGCTCGCCTACGAACCCGGCTTCCGAGCTTGGTACTTCCCTTGCTGAAGCCTTTAGGGAGGGTATTCCTACCCTTCCTGGCATTCAGTCTTGGGAGGCCAAGACTCGAGTCCTTAAAGGACTTGGGAGTGAGTATCTCAACTATCAATTTGGTTGGGCCCCTCTACAGGGAGAAGTTACCTCTGTAGTTAAGGCCGCCCGTAACCACCGTGAGCTGCTTTCGCAGTATCATCGTGGTGAAGGGTCAGACACTCACCGGGAGTTTCATTTCCCATCGTCTCACGAGACCCTAGCTTCTTCCGTAAGTGAACCCGCTAAATGGTTGGGTTTACCATGGGAAAGGCTAGGAGGATCGTTCCATGGAACACGTCAGGTCTCTCTGGTTCGAGAGACTCATCGCTGGTTCGAGGGCGTTTTTACCTACGCGCTACCGTCTTCAACTGACAGTTGGAAACGGGCGCTCGGGTTCGGCAGTGATGCCGATGCGCTCTACGGACTTGCTTTGTCCCCCAGTGTTCTCTGGGAGTTGACTCCATGGAGTTGGGCCGTCGACTGGTTTACGAATGCGGGTGACGTTATTAATAACGTTACGAGCTTCGGACTAGCCGGTCTTGTAATGCGTTACGGCTACATGATGGAAGAATCCATCGAACGTGTAGTCGCTACGGGAAGGTGTCCTGAAGAAAATCGGGGAGAGTACCAGGATTTAACTGGTCACAATCCTTCGATTGTTAATCTTCATCACGTTCCTGTGGGTATCTACGAAATTGGCACTGAAAGTGTCACTAAACGTAGACGCCCCGCATCTCCTTTCGGATTTAGCATAGGTTGGGAGGGTTTGTCACCCACTCAACTTGCTATTACTGCGGCGCTCGGCATTTCGCGATCGCTGTAGCAAATCACTGTAAACACCGTGCGGTTTTCCGCACTAAGAAAAGGAGTGTGCCTGGTGGCACTGACCGATCCACAGAAATTCAAAGAAGTCGCGGGAACGGAAGTGACAGCTCCCCGTGTTTCATCGGGGGACTTCAAGTCCATTTACGAGACCTCTGATGGCGCCAACATGTTGACCGTTTCCACTCAGGAAAACGGCAGCAATCGAAAGCGTCATCTCGTGCGGATCGACGTGAGCAAGTTGGCAAACAATCCGCTGGAAGAAACCAAGAAACAGACGTTTTCCATGTCTGCGTACTTGGTTATCGACCGGCCTTCAAGCGCTGGCTATACGGTCGCTGAAGCGAAGAAACTGGTGGAAGGCCTTGTCGGCCTCCTGTCGGCTTCAACGTATTCTTTGACCGAAAAAGTGCTTGGTTCGGAGTCTTAACCGACTCTATACCGAGCATGTAGCACTCGCTTGCTCCATTGAAAGGAGGTTTGCTTTGCGCGATTATGGTTACGACTATAACCACGCGACGTCCGGGCAGCAGTTCATTGCTATTCTCATAGCAATCGTACTCATCTGCCTAGGCGGACTTGCTCTGGCCCTGTTCGGCTTTGGTCTTTTGACTTAATCCGAACAAGCCTCAGTGTGACAGGCTAAGGATAACAACCCCCATCAGGAGGTGTTATGAAAAGCCTGATATCACTCTGGAACATACTGGCTGAAGAATTAGCCAGTAGATGTAGCACTAGCACCACCTTGGACGTTAAAACCGTCCAGGGACGATGTGAACACGAGGGTATGTCGTTTCTGACGATTACCCTTCCTTCCTTTGGAAAAGACTTTCAGTATTGTCTTGACCAAGGGTTGGTTGATCCCAACACCTTTCTTTCTTTTCGAAAGACTGGTGGATGTCTCCCCTCATTTCTGAGAGGTTTCATGGATCAGGTGTTCCATCTAGATAATGGTATCCTCAAGGATAACCCGTGCATTGAATCGATCTATGCTATAAGACAATTGACTTTGATCTTTAGCAAAATCGAAATTCCTTGTACTCCTGAGAGGGAGCGCAGGGCTATGCGTGAGTATGTCCTTTGTGATAAGGAGGTTAATGAAAATGATTCCCTACTCGACGATTCTGATTTTTCTGAATTGTCTCGTTTGGGTTCATTGCTATTTGGGCCTTTGCTCACTCGTGTAGATAGTGATATCTACAACGAACGCATCGTTCCCAGGCACGGTCCTGGTGCCACCGCTGATAGACTTACCAGTAATGGTAAGTACTACACGGTGTACTGGACCGAGCGGCTTGAGAAGGTCTTCCATGTGGGAGATTTTCTCTCGCCTTCTCCTCGGTTTCAAACCGAGGATTGGCATGCCGCCATTAACCACCTAGAACCCGGTTCTGAGATGCCCTCTCGGGTCATCTCGGTACCTAAGACACAGAAAACGCCACGAATTATTGCTATCGAGCCCTCTTCTGTACAGTATGTACAGCAGGGGATACTTGAGAGCCTTAACAAGTGGACTGACCGTGATTTAATCGGTCAGTTTATCAGTTCAAGTAGCCAAGAGCCTAACCAGCTCCTAGCTAAAGAGGGATCACATGGATCCCTAGCCACACTAGATCTTAGTGAGGCTTCTGATCGCGTTTCCTTTCGGCATGTAACAAGTATGCTTAACAGTCACCCTCTTGCCAAAGAGGCCATGACCGCTTGCAGAACGTTACGTGCTGATGTACCTGGCGAGGGAATCATTCCCCTCTCCAAGTTCGCGTCTATGGGTTCCGCTCTATGTTTCCCCCTCGAGGCCATGGTGTTTTTGACCATGATTTTCTTGGGGGTGGAGAAAGAGCGAGGATACCGTTTTGTTGACAGAAAGGAATTGTTACCCTTTGTCAACCAGGTGCGTGTCTATGGAGACGATATTATCGTCCCCGTGGATTATGTGCATACCGTGATTGAGACACTCGAATACTTCGGTGCTAGAGTGAATCGCCGTAAGTCCTTCTGGACCGGAAGGTTCAGGGAGTCTTGCGGGAAGGAGTATTTCGACGGGCATGACGTCAGTATTGTCAAGCTCCGAGGAATGTTTCCTTCTTCACGGCAGCGTGTTGCAGAGACCGTTAAACTCGTAGCCTTTCGCAACCATCTGTATCAGTATGGTTGTTGGGCTACTTGTCAATGGTTGGACGAGATACTCCGGAAGTTGCTTAGGCATTTTCCGTGTATCGAGCCCACTAGCTCTGCGCTTGGGCGTGTCTCCTTTCTTGGCTACCAAGCTGAGAAATGGCACGATGACCTCCACGTACCCTTGGTTAGGGCATGTGTGATATCCGCGCGTTCACCAGCCGATAGGTTGGATGATCGTGCAGCCCTGCTCAAGTTCTTCCTTAAGCGGAGCGATTTACCTCGCTTCGATGCGGAGCACTTGGAACGCGCTGGGCGTCCGCGTACCGCCTACATCAAAACGCGGTGGGTAACCCCGTACTAACGGGGCCCCGGGACGTTAATAGACTAATAAACCTATTAACGGCGGGTTAATCCCGCCAGTGGGGGACCATTTGTCTCCTTGGCCCCCCGTGGGCAATTTCTCTTATTACTGGCCCGAAAGGGTTCAGCAACAGAGGAACAGCCTGCGGGATGGTCGGGGGGTGCACTTGGCAGTGC